ATGCTTTCAAACTTTCAAGTTGAGTTTGGGCAGGATACCAATGGCAATCGCACACTACAAACAGTTCCAATTTATTATGGAGATGTAAGTCGTCAGGCTGCAATGATTTTAAAGAATAATAGCGAAAACAGTTTAAATGCTGTTCCTGCTATGGCCACTTATATTTCTGCACTAACATATGATCGCGAACGTTTACAAAATCCTTATCACGAAAGCACTATACGTGTGCGTGAGCAATTATTTGATGAAGGTAGTCAAGCATACACTGGAGTTCAGGATGGAATTTATACAGTAGAACGTATCATGCCTGCGCCATATAAATTGACAATGAAAGTTGATATATGGACCAGTAATACTGAACAAAAACATCAATTAATTGAACAGATAACTCCATTGTTCAATCCAGGAATGGAAATACAAAGTAATGATAATTATGTTGATTGGACTAGTTTAAGCGTAGTACACTTAACTGATGTAACTTATACTAGCCGTAGTGTGCCAATGATGGGTGACGATTCCAGTATTGATGTTGCTACACTAACATTTGAATTACCAATTTGGATTACCTTGCCTGCTAAAGTTAAAAAGATGGGTGTTGTTGCACAGATTGTTGCCAGCATCTATGATGTTAATGGTAGTTTAAATCCTGAAGTTATTACTGTTGCCAATGGATTAATGAGTCAACAAAGATATACGCCACTCAACTATGATGTGTTGTACATTGGCAATACGTTGACTTTATATAAGGACGGTGTAACACCAAATGGCAACGGAAATGCTGTACGCTGGGATGGCCTAATTAATTTATATGGCAAGTTTACCAATGGTATTAGTCAGATACGTTTAGAATTTGATTACCCCGACGGTCCGCATGAGATTGTTGGTACTGTTGCATATAATCCAGCTGACCCAACGCAATTATTAATTAGTCCGTTTCCGCAGACCTTGCCAGCCAATACATTAGAAGCAGTTGATGCTATTATTGATCCACGTACTGTTACTGTTGATAGTAATTTATTAAATCCCACAGTAGGTACAAGATACTTAATATTAAATCCAATCGGTGACGCCGAAAGCGAAAGTGCGATTGCATGGCAGGGAGATCCTGGCAGTAATTTAATTGCTCATGCTTATGATATCATTGAATGGAATGGTTCTCGATGGACTGTTAGTTTTGACAGTCAAAACAATCCGGGTGTACAATATGTAACTAATGCCAATACTATGGTTCAATATCGTTGGACTGGAGAAGTATGGGTTAAAAGTTACGAAGGTATATACAAATCTGGATTTTGGAGTTTGGTTCTTTAATGTCTTTTACACACTTAGAAGGTTGTGGCGCATTAGTTTACGCCAAGTCAACTAATCGTTATCTTTTTTTACTACGCAATAAAACTAAACACGCAGGCTCGTGGGGTATCGTTGGCGGTAAAATTGAATCAGGCGAAACAGTTATACAAGGCCTGGTTAGAGAAATACAGGAAGAGATTGGGCAAGATTTTTCCAAAAAGAAATTTATTCCACTGGAAACGTTTACAGCAGACAATCGTAAATTTGTTTACTATACATTCTTAGTAAGTGTTGATGATGAATTTGTACCTAAACTCAATGATGAACATCGCGGATACTGCTGGGTAAATTTAGATGACCATCCAAAGCCCTTACATCCTGGGCTTTGGCGTAGTTTCAATTTTGATATTGTAAAACGTAAAATAAAGACTTTAGAGTCTATATTAAATTAACCGATATCGGCTTCTAATACAAAATCTCTAAAATCAATTTGACGGAAGTTTGGCTGACTAGATAATTCTGTTGAGCAAGAATAATTACTTGTTGGCATTACTCTTACAAATTCAACTTCGTTATAAGTTTGAATTACTGATAATAATGATTTAATAAAAAATGTTGCAGTTGGATGATCAGTTGTTGTTTCATCGTAACTGTCGTAACCCATTAAATACACCTTAGTATGACCATCAAAGCAAGCCATATATGCAGCTAATGAGCCAGCATCATATGATACGTTTTGTGGTATTAGGTAAAATTTACCAGGATATTTTAATACGTTCTCGCCTTGCACATAAACAATGTTATCTGCGGTATATTCTGAATCTGCAAGATTTGCAATAACTTCATCATCAATTGCAATTAAGAAGTCTGGTGTAAACTCGTTATAAATTGAGTTACAGCCATAACTTTGTAATCGGTCTACACCAAATAAACCACCTTTATGATTGGCTATGTGTGTTAGATCAAAACCATTGCGAGATGGGCCATTAGCAATAGCAATAGCTTGGCTAGTAGTGTGTGTTGTAAAAACACTATTTGGAACCATTTCTGTTTCTGGTTTCCAGTCACCGCCTTCGTACGTTAATGTAGTAACTACGTTTTCGCCGGTATAATTGCTACGATAAATTTGTCTGAGTTTTTGCATTTAAAATCTTCCCACGACCACTTCTATGGTCTCTATAGTATTAGTATTTATTGTTTCGAGTGCTTTACCCACCACACATCCAGGTAAAAACTTAGAATTATCAATAGCTTGTGCTACGCCAGGTGTAGAGCTAGTGACTAGCACTTGCCCTTTAATTACCGGGCCTTGTACACGACACGGAACACGTCCTGTTAATGCTACTGGTAAACCTTTGGCTACAGCATTCATTAAGTATGCAGGATCCGTGGATATAACCCCAGCTACTGCGGTATCATGATCTAATGTAGTTACTGTAATTTCTTTATCACCACCAAAGACTACCACTGTTCCTGGTGGGTAATCTGCATCAGCAAGATAATTTTCTGCTAAGTCAGCGTATTGCGCTTGTACCGCTTTACCGTATACAGTAGACCACCATGCAGTACTAGATCCTAAATTATAAGTTACGTTAGCACTTGGAATAACTGATCCTGCACTGGTTAACCCGGCAAAAGTTGGAGAGCTAGTTGTTGCTACTGCTTGACCAATGCTTATAGTAACTGCTCCAGTTGAACTTGAAACATTTACGCCGGTACCGGCTATTGCACTTGTTACTCCACTATTTGTAAGTGTAATGGTAGAACTTGATACACTGGTAGTAAGCCCAGTACTACCAGATACCGTTAATGTTCCGCCACCTGCTACAGATCCAGATCCAGATCCAGCTGATAAATTAATTGTTGTACTAACTGCACTACTTGTTAATGCAGAAATACGACCATAGGCATCGGTAGTAATTACAGGAATACTAGTCGAACTACCAACTGTAGTAGCGCCAGGGCCGGTTGCTGGTAGTGTAACGGCTGTACCACTAATAGATAAATTACCAGCTCCAGAACTTGTACTTAATACACGATTGCTGTTATCATATATACCCTGTGCATATATTGTACTGTTAATTGCGGTATTGCCACTGACTGTTAATACCGTACCAGACGCATTGGCCAAGGTCAGTGCCCCAGCTTTTATAGTGTCCCAAATTAATCCTGCATCACCCCAATTAATGGTGCCTGCTGGTTCTGATTTTACGTTACTAAAGAATCCCCAATAGTTATTTTGGTAGCTACGTACTATTCCAGTATGTGCGTAGACGTTTGCCGGACCACCAATAAAGTGACTATAAGTACCAATATCATAATTATACGGATATGCTTGGCCAGTAAGATATAACAAAGGTGCAGTGACGCTAAGTTGACTTGATGATACTGTATTAAGATAAGAAGCATTAATATTTCCCGATACAGTTAAATCGTTAGTAACATTAAATGATCCTGTAACAGTAATTGGATTTGAACCATTGCGACCAATATAATTTGTGTTATTAGCATTACCAAATACAATATAACCTTGTGTGGCATCTTGCTGGCCTTTGACTCCCATTGTATTAGCTATATTAATATCGCCAATCCAAGCATCGTCGCCAACTGCAAAGTTTGTACCATTACCATTATTAGTAGCGTAAACCTGACCGGCCCATACGTTGCCAGACACACCCATACCACCAACAACTACCAATGCACCTGTTGTATTATTTGTACTTGTGGTACCCGAGTTGGCGATTACGTTACTGGCAAATGTTGTTTGGTTAGGTACTGCACCACCCGAGAATCCGCCGGAGGCTACCCACTGTAGGCCCGAACCAGTTGACGATAATACTTGTCCTGATGTTCCGGTTGATCCGCTGACACTAATCTGATTAAAGCCGCCAAGTACCCCAGCATCACTAAGTTGGAAAATAGTTGCAGTATAAGCACTATTAATAATTTGAAAATTTCCAGAGCTGTCTAAACGGAAAGATTTATTTGGGTTAGTACCGCCACCAAGGTTAGTGGCCAATAAGAAATCGTGATAACCGGCACCGCCCTTAGTAGAAGTGCCTGCTACTTGTATTGCCTGTACCGCAGTATTATTTGTTACTACTAAAGGTCCGGCAATATTTGCCCAGCTAGATAATGTTAATGTTGATCCTGTGTGCGTTGCGCCAACGTTACCAATAATGGCAGCATTTACAGTTCCAGTAATAATTGTTCCATCAGACTGAATGCCACTTGAATTTACGTGTAAGCCAGCTAATGTACCAACGCTGGTAATGTTTGGTTGTGCAGCAGTTGATAATGTACCAGTTAGGGTAGCACCAGTATTACCAATTGTGCTGGCATAGACATTAATAGCGTTAACAGTATTGACATATTCGTTGGCAGTAACTGTTACGTTTCCATGTACTGTAAGATTTCCTGTATCAACTGGAGTGTAACTTGTTATAGCAATATTTGAATTTGTTAGTCCAGTATTGCTTGTAAATGCGTGTACAATACTTTGACTTGATTCTGACCAATATAGTGATACGTTTGAAACTAAACCATTGGCACGATTAAATAAAAATCCTACATCAACGTTGGCCTGATTTGAGCCACCGTGTAATACTGTCATCGGAGTTGTAAAAACTTCAACGTTTGTTTGTAAATTATTGTAATTGGGGCGAGTTAAAGCCATTATTATTTCCGTCTTATTACATATTTATCGCCAAACAAAAAGGGCACCGTAGTGCCCTTTTTGCTTAAACTTAAAGTTTATACGCGGCCAACTACTACTTCAATTACTGCCTTACCTGCAAAGGCAACTTCTTGTAGTGCTTTACCAATTACTTGACCTACGTTAGCAGAGTTGTTAGCTTTAGCAAAACCAAAACCTGCTGATACCATTAAATCGCCCTTCTTAACTGGACCAATAACTTGACATGGTACACGACCTTGTAGTGCCAATGGAACTACGTTGCCGCCAGTTAATCCGCCATTCATTAAGTGTGCTGGATTTGTAGAAACTACACCTGCTACTGCTGTTGTATCAGCGTCAGCTAAAGTAACTTCTGCACTACCACCAAACATAACTACTGTACCAGCTGGATATGCTTTGTCTGCTGTGTAATTTTCTGCCAAGTCAGCGTATAATGCGTGTGTTGCTGTACCGTAGATATTGTTAAACCAGTTACTAGTAGAACCAATATTAACAGTAGTGTTGGCATTTGGAGTAATACCGCTTGAGCCAACTGCAACAACGTTTGCACCGGCAACGTTAAATGTAATACCAGCGTTACTTGCCACTGATACGTTACTTGTACCGTTACTGATAGAACTTGCACTTAATGTTACCCAACTTAGACCAGAGCCAGTTGATTGTAAGAACTGACCGTTTGTACCAGAAGAACCGTTAACTTTAAGACCACCAATGTTAATTGTGTCTAAAGCAAAGTTTGGATCACTGAAGTTAATTGTAGTTGTTGGTTCACTAATACAGTTACTAAAGAAGTTCCAAACACCGTCGGCGTGGTTACGTACAATACCAGTGTGTTGATATGTGTTAGCAGCACCGCCAATAAAGTGACTGTACATACCAATATCATAACTGTATGGATATGGTGCACTAGTTGTTAGATATACTAATGGAGCACTAACGTCTAACTGAGAAGTTGATACGTTGATGTAACCATATGAGTAAACGTTACCAGATACGCGAATGTCACCGTTAACGCCAACACCGCCTGATACAACTAAAGCACCAGTGCCAGATGATGATGTTGCTGTTGTATCAGCAATAGTAACTGTACCGCCACCAGTAATACTATTGTTAATAGCAATTTTACCTGTACCGTTTGCAGCTAATGTTAAGTTTGTATTAGTACTACGAGAAACAATACTATCAACAGCAACTTGGTTAGCAATCTTAATTGCATTACCATCACTGGAAGTAACGTTATAACCTGCACCAATTTGTAAAGGTGCTTGAATCTGAATTACACCACCTGCGCCGTTTGCGCCAAATTGTAAGTTACCACCTGCGTCTGTTAAGATAGCTAAGTTTTGACCTGGGGTTGTAGTAAACTGAATTGTACCGGAGTTATCTGTAATAACTGGTTTACCGTTAACGTAAAGTGTACCTGGACCAACGTAAACAGATTTAAACTGTTGTGTTGGACTACCTAAGTTGTAAGTAATGTTAGCAGAAGGTAAAATGTTACCAGTTAAGCTAATATTGCCGTTGTTGCCGCCAACTAATACGTTAGCTGTTAATGTATTAACTGAGTCATTTGATATCGAACTAGTAGCTATAATGTTACCTGTTGTAACGATATCACCAGTTGCAGCGTTGATTGTTAACGGACCTACTGTAAGACCATTTTGTACTACGAAATTGTTATTTGCCATTTTATTTTCCCCGGTTCCATATTCCCCGATAAGGTTATTAAGTTAGGCGAGCCTGTCCCGCCTA